ATAGCGGCAGCTGCAGTAAAGTCAGGACTATCGCGGGCGGACGAGGAAGTCATGCGGAGAGAGAAGTCGAAGCTATCCCAGTAATCCGGGGAGGTCTGGCCGTTGGTAAAGCCGAACTGGGCCCGGGTGCGTAAGGCCACTGGGTCGACAGAGATAGCCGAGGCGCCGAAGGTGAAACCGCAAAAGGGGGCCTGATTGGCCTCAAAACGCTTTGGAACCATCGACCAGTCACTGGGATGGAACCCGGGACGCAATGCGAAGCGACCGCAGACCATGCTGTCATCACCGGAGAACGCCGCCGGCTGACCAACGGGGACGGAGAGAGAAGCACCAGTCAAAGCGGCGTTGCGAGCAGTGTTAAGAAGCCAAGTCCAACGATCACCTGAGAACTGCATAACACGCAGAGGCCCAAGGTGTGTAAAGCTGGACGTTTTCTCCATGACATAGCGGTCGATGTAGGGTGCAGGGAGGTGGCACTGTTTCATCAACCAACAGTCGAAAGCGAGAAAGACCTCGTCACAACCAGAATCCCAAGCAGTGTAATCGTTAGCAGTGACGCCAACGGAGGGATCCCAAAAAGCGTTGTACCAACTGGACATGTCACCAAAGGACTTCCACGCGTGGAGATACGTGGATGGCCGACGCATGCGCTCAAGGCAAGCCTCCATGTACGTAGCGAAGGGCATATCGCGGACCGTCTTCGTCAATGGAAACTCAGCGATGGTTTGACCAGCCTTGGCTGGACGATTAAAGGCCTCCGTCTTCTTAACCCACTGAGACTTCAGGAAGGTGGAAATATGAAGGACGGGGGTGTCCAAGTCCGCGCGATTGAGCTTGGATTGAAAAGCTCGCTTGGTGCGACGGGACACCCAGGAGGCAAAGGCCTTGTTGAAAGACAGGTCGAAAAGGTCCGGTGAGTAGTGTGACGGAACCTTCGACAAGTCAAAGAAACGCTGGAAACCAGAGACGAGTTGGTCAAAGCGGGCCTGCTGGGATGAGTTGAGGCTAGCCCGAGAAACACCAATGCGGAGCCT